CTATGCCTTGTGTACCACTTTTGTACCAATCGCGAACCGATCAAGCTTATCGAGCTCGGCCCTGTCGGCATCAGAGTTCATCCACTTCGCATAGGTGGACAGTAGCATTTGTACGCTATGACCGAGCTGATTCGCAATGAACGCCGGATTCATCCCCGCCATTAGGCACATGGTCGCGTAGGTGTGCCGAGTGTCGTACTGCCGGCGGCGCCTGATCTTGAGCTTCACCAGGGCCTTGAGCAGATAGTCTCTCGTTGTGCTGTCGGACTTGATGTAGGAATCTCCGTCTGCTGGCGCAAACACATACTCGCTACGCAGCTTCGTCAGTCGCTCGGCAACCCTGAGCGCATGCATTGCCCTGCTGTTCAACAGCACCGTCCGCTCTTCCTTGGTCTTCACGCGCTCAAAGACCTTACCCTTCACCCGACCCCGCCACACATGGGCAGTTTGCTTGCCCATATCAATATCAGCCCATCTCAGCGCCGCCTGTTCTGCCGGCCGCATCCCCGTGAAGAAAGCAAATTCGAACCATGCAGCATAGATTTCGGTCAGCCCGCGACAGGTTTCGTAGAGGTACCCGATGATCCGCTCGGCGTCGTCGCGCTCGTATGGATCTACCTGCTTTTTCGCGAGACGCGGCCGAGCAATCGATGCGCAGGGATTGCGATTGATCAAGCCGTCCGCCAGCGCCGATTTGAAGATGCTCGACAGCTTGTCGACAGCGTTACGGCGCACACCAGCGGAACTCCATTCGGTATTGGCGACAACTCGGCGAACATCGGCGGCCGACACCAGATCAATCCTCGCCTCGGCGAGATATGGCATCCAGTAGCGGTTGAGTGTGCCCTTGTAGTTGCTGCGGGTTGTCTCGACGATTTCCCTGCTGTCGAGCCAGATTTGGGCGTACTCGCCGAAGGTGGGAATCGACGCGCTTTTGACGTAAGAAGAATCGGGGAAAAGTTCCGCGTACTTCTCTTCGGTCATCACCCCCAGCTTGATCAGTTGGACTACCTGAGTTCTGAGACGATCGGCCTCGGCGATCCCTTTCGCTGTCGGGGGATATGCAAGCGTCTCGCAGCGTCGGGTGTGCCAAGTGAACCGGATGCGGACGTACTTCCCTTGGACGACTTCAATACCGGTCGGCAGGGTGCGCGGCTTTCTGCCCATTCGTTGTACCTCGAAATGTAGTAGTAGATTCGGCCGTTCTCTTTCGCCCAGACCCAGGGCGGGATCAGGCCCTGGTAGCGCTGGTGTTCCAGAGACTTCGGGGAGCAGCCGATCAGGCTAGCCATGACCTGCTCCATTACGCGGTCGACCGGGTGCTCGATCTTCTTTGCGGTTTCCATTGGCAATACCTCTCCACCCCAGCTATTGCCGGGGAGGGCATGATGGTAGGATTTGTTGCCCAGCCGGGTTAGCTCAGGGAGAGCTAGTGGCGCCCGGCTGGGTTACTTCGGTCGTTTCTGTTTGCTGCGGCGAGCGATGATCAGTTGCTTGGATGCCGTGGCAACTCCCTTTACAACGTCCTCCGGGAGCAGCGCCTCATTGCAGTGTGGGCAAAGCGGAGCCATCTTCGTGCTGCGCCACGCTTCGTCGATCACCTTGGCTGCCCGGCTGCGGATTGCAAACTGCTCTGCCTCATGAAGCTCACGGCGGCGTCTGTTCAAGTCCTTCAAGCCGCCGTCGAATACCTGTACCAGGTGCATGAAGGCATCAAACGGCTCGACCTCCGTTTCACAATCGCTGCACCAGATGCGGCGCTCCTTGTCGTCGTAGACCATTTTCCTGTGACGGCATGAAGAAACCGGGCGCCTGGTCAATCCCCTGGCAACTCGAAGGTCTTCAATCTGGATGACCTTTACGCCGTAGAGGTATTCATGGGGTTCAATGGGGGCGTCGCTCACTCCCCACCTCCCGCCTTCCTGGCCTTTAGCATGGCGTCGGCGTATCGATAGGCGGCCTCTGTTACGTCAAAGAGAGGTCGGCTGTGCGGCTTTGTCGCGTTCATCTCCACATACTTCGGATGAAGAAAGGCCTGCATGGCCTTTGCCGCGAAGTAGTCGCGCAGGGTCATTCCCGCTTCGGACGTGTACATCGATTCCGAGGGAAACGCTTGTCCACCGTTGTCTTTCATCACTCCCCGCCTCCCATAGACTTGCCGATCTCGGCGGCTGCGCGCCGGCTAACTACCGATGAGATCTCGCCAGGCAACATGCTCATGAACTCCAGCGTGCATTCTGGCGCGCATCCAGCGCCGCAGGCCTTGGCGCACTCGCTAATGATCTTGCGCAGCGCCTCGTTTTCCACCCTCAGCCGGTCGCGCTCTTTCGCTGCTCTGGTTCCGTCCTTGATCAGCTTCTTCATGCACTTGCTGTTGGCGTTCAGCGAGCCACGCATGCTGCTGGTATCTGCGCGAAGCTTTTCCACTTCTTCAATCAGCCCAAGAACATCAGCACTGATATCAGGTCCTGCGCTGCCTGCACGGATCGCTAAAGCTTCAGCCCACACTTTGAGCTTGTTGATGTCGGTCATGGCTTGGCTCCTTCCAGAGCTGCTCCGATGATCCTTTCGATCTCGTCGCAGTGGTCGTAGATGTCATTCGGGTGAGTGCCGTTATTCAAGCCGCTGACCATGTTCACGAGGTCGCGGGTAAGTGGGCGGAGATTCCCGTCTACCTCAGCTTGAACGGCATGTAGCGCTCCCCGCAGCGCATCGTTCTGCGCCTTAAGCCGGTCACGGTCTTCGGCTCTACGCTTGGCGGCCTCGCGCCAATACCCACATCCGCCTGGATGCTCGGTGCATGCGGATAGTTCGTCGAGCAGCCTTTCGTTCTCCGCCTTGAGCCTGTCCCGATCCACTTCGGCCGATTGGAGCTTCTGCCGTAGCTGGTTGATCGTCTGACTGTCCCTGGAAATCTGCTGGCGTTGTTCCTCGATCAGTTCTTGATCTCGGTCCCATGCTGCTTGTGCCGTTTCCAGCGTCTGCGGGCACTTCTCGGCGCGGGCGTAGTTGACGCTGTGGTTCCGCCAGCCAGACGCTTTCATCCCGTCGATCTCGTCCAGCAGGGCGAGGATTGCTTTCGGCTCGACAGCTTCCCGAAACTTGGTTATGGCGAATATGTGTTCAAGGCTCGGCGTTCCATGCAAGGCATCAGCCCGCTTAGCCAGCCTCCGCAGCTCTGCGTGGTCGGACATGATCTGGTCCGCCTGCTTCACGCTTTCCAGCAGTTCGTTGAAAAGTGGCTCATCCATTTTTCTTCACCTCGGTGCCGGCTTCGCGCGGCAGCTTCTTCCTTTTTGGCGTGCTGATCGGATCGCCCAGCTTGAAGTCGAGGCGAACGATGTAGGCATTGTTTTCCTTGCAGATGGCTCTGTTCTTCCGGAGGGTCCTGAATTCCCAGCCAAGTTCCGGTTTGAAATGCGACCCTCCAAATTCCCAGAGCAAATAACAGGAATCGGAGATATAGAGCACCTTGCGTCGCGGACCTTGAACTAGTGCGTAGCCTTTCATTGCTTCACCTCGATTCCGGCTTGCTTGATGAACGCTGCGCAGGACCAGATGGCGCCGTTGACCATGTGCGCAATACCAGCAGCCATGTCGATGCCTTCCTCGTCGATGTTGAAATGCTCAACAACCTCTTCGGCGGTGATCGTCGGCGGCAACTCCACCCTCAGAGCCGCGCGGCTGGCTTTCCAGATGACCTCGGCCCATCCCCTTGCGCAGGATTTGCGAAGTTCCGATTGCGCCGGCAAATTCCACCACGCTTCAAACTCTTCTCTCATGTCAGGCATGGCCGTTCTCCTTCCCCTCGTCGAGCAGGGAGCGAAGTTCCCGATGGGTCTTCGCCACCTGTTCGCGCCCGCAGTAATGAAAGCCGCCTTCGCACTCGCACTCGTGGAGTTCCAGCCAGTTTCCGAGATGTCGCCTTGCCTCGCGCAACAGCCCCTCGCTCACCACCTTGCCGTTGAGGCGCGCCAGTTCGTCGGTGCGCACCATCGGAATCGTGTAGAAGCCTACCGGGCCGCCATGTGGTGCGCGCAGCTGAGCCGGGTACAGCCCATCCCAATATCCAGTCACATCCGGCACAACAACCACCCTTGCGCGCAGGGCTGCGACTTCCTCAACAATCGTCTTTACACGTAGTGGTAAGTCGGCATATCCCCAGCGCGTGAGTTCAGGCTCTGGCCCTCGAATGGCGACAATGGACTGGCTCAGCAACTCGGCCTGACGGTTGCAGAGAGCCTCGTACTCTGCGACTTCCTCCCTTAGCGCCTGGGCCTCGGCGCGCAGCTTGGCATCATGTTCTTCTTCGGTCATGGCTGTTCACCTATCTGCATTTCACTAGGCACTTTCGCCCAATTGAAGCCTTTGTGATTTGGGGATTTCCCGTTTATGGAGTTGTAAATGTTTCCGTTATTAAATCCACTCTTAACGGCTTGATTGATGGATACGAAGAAATATCCAACCGAGCCGTCTATGGGCATTGCGACTACCTTGGTGGACTCTCTAAGAAGCCCCATCTTTTTTGCATGATTTAGATTTTCCAAGCGCGTAACCCATTCTAGATTTGAGTGATGATTATTTAGCTTATCTCCGTCTATGTGATTTACTTCTAGCGACTCGAAGGCCTTATCTAGGAACGCCAAGGCCACAATTTTGTGGACCGTGGTGTTCTTCTGCCTGCCATTGGCGCACAGACCTACTGACATGTATCCGCTAGTATTGGGGAATTGCTTTTTGATCTTTTTGCGTATAACCCCGATGACTTCGCCATGCTCTGATACTCGGTATAGTCCTTCATAACCAACCACTTCGCGCCATTCAGTCATCGTTCCCCTCCTTGCCGGGCGCGGCGCGGTCCAGGCGCTCGATCTCGGCCAGGATCAAGGCGCCGGCACGCACGTAGTTGGATCGCGCGTCTCTCGGCTTCCACCACTTCGCCGAGAACGGCCAGATAGCTGGCGCCTCGTCGTTGGCTCCGTTGAGGATGTATGCCGCTGCGGCTCGCGGAAGTTCGGCGGCGCAATAGAGGTCGTCGTGCTCCGGTGTCCAGCCCTCGGCGGTGATCTGCCGGCGTCGCTCTGCCTGCACGTCGAGCCATGCTTGCGGCACTTCTTTTCCTGATACGAAGTCCTCAGCTCGAACCAGAAGCTCCGGCACGCTGTGCTGAGCCTGGGTGGTTTGTGCAGCCAGTTCCACGGCAGTGTCACACCCTGGTTCAGTGGTGAAGACTGCATTCTGCGCAGCTTTCAGCCTCTCCATTGCGAGAGAAATGGACCGGTCATAAATTTCTTTGTTGTCTGACTTGTCGCGGTCGCTGCGCATCCTATCAATGTCGCGTTCTACATAACAAAGAAGCGAATTCAGCAATGACCTAAGTCCTGCGACTTCGGCCAGGGCGGCCTTCAGTTGATCCTCCAAGCGCTTGGCATAGCCGCGAATGCCCTGCACGGTCCAGCCGCCATCGATGGCGTCTTGCGGCAGCCCTTCGCAGATGCGCTCGAACTGGCGCAGGCGCTCGACTTCGGCCAGGGCGGCGTCGCGCTGCTGCTCCACGCGATTGAACATTTCTGCCCAACGGGCAACGCTGGCGGCATGCTGCGCGACGGTCATCAGTTCATCGTTTGCATTGAGCGGACCGCACTGACCGAGGACGACAGGATTCGAGTGCACGACGCGAGCCACCACTTCCGCTTTCTCGGCCTGCGCCGGGGAGGGTTGCGCCAGGGCGGCGCGGGCACGGTAAGCGTCGGCAGCGCATTCCGAGCAAAGCGCAGGGCCGCCGCACCGCATCTTCACTCCGTCAGCACGTGGGAAGACGTGCCCATGCCCGACGTTTGTACCTGCCTGCTCTACCGCAGGATGTGCCGGGCACGGATGGACGAGGGAGCCGTCGCCAGAAGGGCAGGTGCATTCATTTGCTTTGTTCATGGGAGCTTTCTCCAGGCCTCGGTTTCGAGGTCAGAAACGGTTATCAGTCGGCGCCGGCGCTCGATGTTTTCGAGTTGCAGGACATTGCCCAGGCTGTCGATGACGACCCAGTGAATGCCGGTGGGAATGTGCAGGTAGCGTGCTGGCGCGGGGGAGCAGAGGGCGTTTATGCGGCGGACTGCGGGGCTTTCGTCGAATGGCATGGCTCATCCTCCGGGTAGACCCGAACGCCATCGGCGCCCTGGGACTGGTTGATCGCCATCTGCTTAACCGCTCTCGCGATGCGCAGAATGTCGTCCGATGTCATAAGCTGGCTTTCTTCAGGCCAGCCGGTGACCGTCACACCGCAAGGGCGGTGATTCGCTGTTAGCTGGTGCATGGGGTTATTCCTGTTCGGAGAGAGAGTCGCGGCGCTAACGATGCCCGAACCTGATGCCGTGCTCGGCGGCGATCTTGCGGACAGTAGCGCGGTCGAGGTCCATTGCGTCTGCGGTGGCGGAGATAGTCATCCCCTTGTCTGCGCAGTAACGGACTGTTTGCGATAGCAGCCTGCGATTCTCTCGGCGGTTGCGTTCGAATGCGGAGTGTGCGGCGTCGGTCTGACCCGGCTTAGCTTTTCGTGCCGGTCTGCTGTTCGGCTTGGCGTCCCTGTCTCCCGACATGCCGATTGGGATAGATGCGATCTTTCCGCCGCCCGCCAGGAACGCATCTACCTGGCTGGCTATTTCGTCTCGATGCACATCTACAGGATGACGGCTGAAGTCGATCTGGCTCATGCCGCCTTCTCCCGAAGCTTTGCCTCGTACTCGTCGACCAGCAGCTTGAACTGCCACAGGTCTTCCTCCAGAGCTTCGATGTAGTCGTCGTCGCGCTTGAACTCTCGCCACCAGAGTTGACGGCCTACAGGCTCTAGAGCAGGACAGTACATGCCGACGTGCCAGAACTTGCGCCCCGTTATCCACATGCATCCTTGAACCTGATCCATGATCCCGCTGGCGTCGTTGTCGATGTGGAAGGCGCGAAGCTTCTCCGGGGCGAGGAAGCACTTGTACTCGCTGCCGCCATCCTCGCCGATCAGTCCGTCAGCGCTGGCTCCGAACATGCCGTCGTCGGTTGTCACGAAGCCGGCGCGCTGGATGATCAGGCCTGTCTGAATCTCGTGCTCCATGCGGGCCTCTGGTTCCAGTTCGTGACCACGCTTCATCTGCCAGGTCTCGAATCCTCCATCTAGCGGCTGCCCGCTGATACGCTCAACGGCCAGCTTGAAGGCGTAATCCAGAGCGGCGGAAGTCGGCTGGCCTTTGTTGGCGCCAGATTTAAGCCTTGCGCGGGCATCGCCGAACATACTGGCGGTGATGCACCCGGCCCTGGCCTGGTGCCATTCGGGGCTTCCTTGGTCGCAGGTGATAATAATCATTTCTCTGTCCCCTCAAGAGCCTTGCCACGTTCGGCCGCAGCCGCTTTAACGCGCTCATAGCCAGTCGTGTCGCCGGCCGCGCGAAGCACCCCGACAGCCGCCTTCCAGATCGCGGCGAGTTCGTCCTTATCCTTGGCCTCGTCAATGCGCTCCAGAATGTCGATAACGACCTGCTGATCCAGAGCGGGCTGCTGCGATACGGCGTTGAACGCGTCATCGTCTTCGCCGTGGGTTGTGTAGTTGAGCAGGGCGCCTGCTGTGTAGCGCTTGCCGTAGCTGACCGAACTGGCCACGGCCTGGACGGCGTTCTTGTTGCCGCTGGTGTCTGCCGGAAGCAGCATCGAGGTGCGCTCGCTGTGACCGCCGCGGTGACTGAGGACGCCTTCAACTTCGACGCCTTTCTCATTGCGCGGGGTGCGGAATGTCAGGGCAAATCCGTGCTTGGCCAGGATCGGCTTTAGGCGCTCGTTGATGTCCTCCCAGAGCGCGTAGCTGTAGCGGCCATTCGCGTCTCCACGCTCCGCAATTGCGGGCAGTTCTTGCTGCATTGCAGCTAGCGCCTCGGTGTACTGCTGCTCTGCCTGTCTGGCCTGGAATCGCTCGTGCATCTGCATCAGGCGCTCCATCTTCTCGATGTCGCACTGAGGGTCTGCGGCGGCGCGCTGGATAACTTGGAGGATGGTGGCCGACTCTCCGGCCTGAATTACGGCAGCACTTTCATGCCGCTGTGCAACTGCGTTGCTCATGGTTAACCTCAATAGTTGATCGTGATGTGAGGAACCTTTCGCTGAGCGATCAGGGTGATCGCCTGCTTGGCGCATTCCTCGGGCATGCCGCCGGCGATAAGAGCCGCCAGCGCCTCGTTGTTGATGGATTTCTTGTGCGCCTTGTCGGCTTCGCGTGCAGCAGCCTCGCGTTCGATGCGGGCCTGCTCATCGGCCTGCCGTTTGCGTTCTGCCGCTGCGGCTTCTTCAGCGCGACGTTGCGCATCACGCTCTGCTTGTTCTGCGCGCTGCTTGGCTTCAATGGCTTCGCGTTCGGCGCGCTCGGCGGCAAGCTTAAGTTCAAGTTCGCGGCGCTCTGCTGCGGCCTGTGCTTCGGCTTCACGGCGTACTGCGGCGTCGCGTTCTGCCTGGGCCTTGGCCTCTTCCTGACGCCGTGCCTGCTCTGCTGCTTCGCGGGCAATGCGCTCCTCGCGCTCTTTCTGCTCGCGTGCTGCTGCTTCGGCGCGCAGGCGTTCCAGTTCGGCCTGCTCGGCTTCGAACTTCTCACGGGCAACCAGGGATTCTCGGAGAGCGATCAAAGCCTCATCTTTGGCGCGAGCAGCCTCTGCCTCGAACTCTTCCCAGGCTTCGCTGATGGCCAGGCCTTCCAGCCAAGCTATGTTGGCCTTGAGTTCGGCCGAGTCCAGGTCGCGGCATTCCAGGCGCAGGTTGATCTTGTCGATCTCGCCCTGATGGCGAGCAACCCGCGCCGCTTCCGCCTCTTCCCACTCTGTCAGCGGCTTGCGAACCTCAGCCTGCCAGCTGTCCAGCAGATCGCGCATCCGCTTACGCTCGGCATCGATCTTCTTCGGAACCTCCTTCAGCTCAGCGACCAATTCCTTGCCCACGTTGTCCAGCGCCGTCTTGGAGCGGGCTACCTTGTAGGCGATGGAAGCGATGGCTTCTCGACCCTTGCGAGTGCTTACGTCCGGCACGAATGAGTCGATCTCTTCGCGAATCTTGGCCAGGAAAGGATCCAGGCCATTGGCTGCCGAGTAGACTTGCAGAGCGGTTTCTTTGGCTGGTACTTCGACCAGTTGATTTTCTGCGGACATGAATGATCCTCGCCGCGCATGCGCAGCCAGTGAAGGGAGGGGTTAATCCAGGCGGATGGTCGAGTTCTTGAAGATAATTCCAGAGCAGACGGTTCCAGATATTGACTGGCCGGTTGGGCCTTTAGCGACGAATCCAGTCGACTTGACGTCCTCTTGGCCACATGAAAACCAGCTGTATCCGGTGAATCGGATGTGGCTGTAGCCTGCGCCTTCAAGCGCTCGGCGTGCTGTTGATTCATCGGTGCAGCCGGCGAGCAGGAATAGGCCGGCAATGAAGATCATTGCTCGCATGATGTTCTCCAGGTAGAAGGTGAAAGGCGCTTACGGCGCCACTCGGCAGCGTCACCCCCGCGGGATGAATAGCGTTGCGCTAGAAGCCGCTGCTGCGGGTGTTTTCTTCATGCCGCCCACCGCCCGCTGGGGAAGCCGCAGTTATCCGGATTACCGGCCTGCTGCGGACAGGTGCGTAGCTTCTGCGGTGATGATGCCGCCCCATATTGGGCCGGCTGCGAGAATGAACAGGTACAGCAGACCGCCGAAGAGGCTGCCTAGCCAAATGGCTGTGCGTCTTGGATTCATGCTGCTTCCTCAGATCCATCTGGTCGCGAGATAGGAGAATGCTGCCGCTGCCACTCGTGGAACTTGTCCATTCCCAAGGGCTTTAATGCGGTCAACTCGGGAATTCATTCCAGTGACTGTCTTGCTGACCATCTCTTTAACGCCGCGCGCCTTCCAATCTCGCTCAGGCATTTCGGACCCCCGCAAAGCACACGACCTTTCCGACGATTCCTTGTTGGCTGAAATGGTTCTTTGCATATCTCGCAGATTGCTGGAGCAACCAATCCACGACCCCATGTCCCGTCTTTCAAATGCTCGTTCTTGTGGCAAGTCCGACAGAGAATCTCGATATTCTCTGGAGCATTGTTCAGCGGATTCCGATCCTTGTGGTGTCTCTGAAGGGTCCTGGTCGAACCACAGTTCTTGCACTCGGTCGCCGCGTAGATACGCTGCGCCGCTTTCCTGCCAGTGTTTGAAGTGCTCATGAGTAATAGCCTCCAATGACGTCCAGCCCATGGGCCAGTTCATCAGCCATTCCACCCACGTGGGATTCAGCTGACCACCTACGATCTGAGGTAGGCCTTCGCCAGCTTTGCTTCCTGTACGCTCCAGTCGGCTTCGACCAGGTGCTCTATAGTCACGACGAACTTGCGTTGGCCAGAGATTGAACTTCGCCATAGCGCCAAGCGTCGGGCGGATTTTCGCGCCAGGACTGTCCGATTTGTTGAACAGGCTTCCGGTGTCGACCGTCGTTGGCGTGGGCAACAATCCAGATGCGATCCCGCTGATGGGGCGCCCCGACGTCGGCGGCTCCCATAACACACCATCCAGAGTCATACCCCAGTTCGGTAAGGTCACCGAGGACCACGGCAAGTCCTCTTCGAACAAGGAGCGGTGAGTTCTCCACGAAGACGAATCGCGGTCGTACCTCACCGACGATTCGTGCCATTTCTCGCCAAAGCCCTGAGCGCTCACCGTCGATTCCGGCGCCATTCCCGGCAGCTGATATGTCCTGACACGGGAATCCACCAGAAACCACGTCAACAAGTCCGCGCCAAGGTCTTCCGTCAAAGGTCCGAACGTCATCCCAGATCGGGAAGGGCGGGAGAATGCCGTCATTTTGTCTTGCGGCAAGAACGCTTGCGGCATAGGGTTCGAACTCGACAGCACAGACCGTGCGCCATCCGAGGAGGTGGCCGCCAAGAATTCCTCCACCAGCGCCCGAGAACAAAGCCAGCTCATTCATTTGCCCTCCTCATAGCCCTGCCACCTCAACAAACGCCACGGCGAACATGAACACGCTGCCCACAAAAAAGCCGCCGAAGATCAGGACTTTGGCGGCCTCTTTCAGGTCTATGGTGATGGTCATGGCGTGTGCTCCATGGCTTCATCAATGGCTGCGTCCAGGCCCTCAACATGCAAATGCGATTTGAGGTCGCGCACAGTTATTCTGCCTCTCTCAAATCCGCGCAGCCACCGATACCGCTTGGCATCAGCCTCAGCAGCGCGCAGGCGGGCGATCAAGCCAAGGATAGATTCTCGATTGCATAGGCCGTAATAGTGAGCCAACAGCTCTGAATCCTGGCTGTCGTACTGATGGGCGTTAACCCCCATGACCGGGTACTGGTTTCCATCCTCATCAATACTACCGACGCACCATTCCTCGTCTTCGGCATCCTCAATGCATGGGTCTGCATACCGAAAAGCATCTACAAGATTCCAACCTTTGATTTCGATTGCAGCCTGCTCCAAATCCGCCAACTGCTCATCACTGATAGGGGTTGTCATTTCCCTTCCTCCTGGCGGCGGTAGCCGGCGTCAAATAGCGCGTAAAGCGTAGGGTACTGATATGGAACTCCTTGAATTGACATAGCCATATCACCGACTGCCTTCTCCCGCTCCTCGGCGGCGATCTGCTCAGGGGTTCGGAGCGGGCGGAAAGCAGGAAGAGATCCGAATTTCAAAACGGCATATGACCCGTACTGCCCCTTTCTTTTGCCTTCGCACCAACGGAATACGACACGGCCCTCGTCGTGAGCGAGTATCTTGGCTCGAAAGTACGCAATATCGGCGCCGTCCCAGATGGCCTCGGCCTCAATGCCAATCGGAGGAAAGCCTTGGCCGTCCCATGAGGTAGGCACAAGCCGCGGAACGGAATCTTCAATGAGGGACTTGCCTTCTTCTGGGTTGCAATACCTCATCCAAAAGGGAGGGCAGAAGTACATCGGTATCTCGCCATCCTTCAGCCACGGGTAGGCGAGTTTTTGGTTGTAGTGCGTCGCACCCTCTGGTGCCTTGTTCCAGTCAATGCTCATACTCGTCTCTCCCTAACCAGTCGTTCAGCGTTCTCGATCAGCGTTGCTTCGAATGCGCGGAACCAGATGCGTTGTGCGAGTTCCAGGTCGCCTCGGCGCACGGCAAGCAGCAGTTGGGTCATCGGGCACTCTTTGCTGTCGACCTCGGCAAGCCACTCAGGCACGAATCCGGCGAATCCGTAGACGGTGAAGTCAGGCCCGGAAAAGGCCCGCTGCCGCTTGTCATGGAACGGCACGCAATCACCGTCCTCGCAGTTCAGAAGCTTGCCGACTTGCTCAGTGACATACTCGCGGTCGCCGTTATCGTCGGGCGGTAGCGCGTTGTCCCAGCGTTCCTGGGCGTATTTCAATGCGGTGTTCATGCGGCTACCCTCCTGTTTTCCTGCGGAATCCGGCAGGCTAGATCTAGGTCTTCGGCAGCTTGATAGAACTCATCGAATGCCAGACCATCCGGGTAGTCGTATGGGCCTGCCGTTTCCCATACCAGTTGTATGAGGCTGTCACAGGCCAAGCACGTCTTGGCGCTGTAGAAGTCACCTTCGTTCTGGCCGGCGACCTTCACGTATCGCTCACCTGCATTCACAATGCGGTAGCAGCATTCGCACAGGTGTCGGCGGCGAGCCTTGCGCGTTTCCTTTGTTTGGAATGACATGATGTTCACCTCGCGTTCGCGTGCATGCGGCGGATTGCGGTCATGGAATGGTCCTCTTGAGCGCTACGGTAAGCAGCCGGTAGTAGCGCGCGAAGCGCTCGGGGTT